TTTTCTCCTAAAGGACTAACATTTTTATAGATTTTAAGGAACTTATCAAAGTCATTAAAGTCCATCATAGGAACTACGTTAGGCATTTCAGATTTCCAGAATGGAGAAGTAATTAACTTCCCTGCATCATCTACCCAAAATCCATTTTGCGTGAAACCTGCCATCATTCCACGACGAACATTAGAAAATTCTTTGTACCAGCGCTGTGCTTCTTCAATGGTTAAACCATTTTCAAGTGCAATAATGTCTGCAATCTCTGATTCAATTTTTTCAACTGCAACCATACGCTCTGTAGCATTACGAGCATTCATATATTCTCTGGCAAGTTCATTTTTAGTTTCAATATATCTCATATTGCGTAATGGCTTAACAGAATTAAGCGCATATTTAATTTCACTGTATGAATCCGCTACAGGGCCACCGTCAATACGGACAATTCCACGTGGTAACTTGTTAAATGCTGCCTGAATAACCACAACCGGACGAGTAAATGCAGACTTTTGGAATGTCTCTGTGTAGAAACTAAAATCGTGATATAGGTCAGATGCTCTAGCACGTGCCTTTTCAACTGCAACACCAATATTTTTGTTAAATAGGTTAACGTCAGCTGCTGACGTGTACTCATTGATAACACGATAGTCACCAATAGACTCAGACATAGCACGTTCTAGGTTAGTATCGCGTAATTTAAGGTCATCAAGGACTCTACTTAGGCGATCATATTCTTGAACTGTAGGAAGATGCTGTTCAATGTTAACTCCAGCGCCCCACTCAATGGTGTTGTAGCGCTTTTGAATAGGATCTAAGATATCTTGAGAACGTTGAATCTCATCAGCAATAGATGCACGAGTAAGTGCAATCTTATTTAATGAACTTGTATCACCGGCTGCTGCTGCGATGAAGTTTGCTACATCTTCATAAGTATTGGCTTCACCAACAAGACCTGCCATTAAAAATGGATTAGTAGTATTTCTAATAAAGATATCATCTGCTGCTTCTGCAGCGTTTTTGCCAACTAAACGTTGAGCAACAACACCCATTGGGGTTTCGCGTCCAACAACACCATTAGATTTGACGTATAGACCGTGAATATCAAGTTCTGAACGAAGACGAACAATGTCTTCTGCAGATTCAATGGGACGAATAAATCCTGCTATACGAGCTGCTTTGAGAGCCTTGCCTCCAATGACTAATGGATCTGCAAACCAGTTGACCAGTCCATCAATACCACCACTTGTAAGTTTTCCAAAGACGTTATCTGTAAATGTTTTCTTACGATCTGATGGAGAAGCAATGTCAAATTCAGGATTAAAAAGTTCTACATAAGGCGCAACGATTGCCTGCCCAGGACTAACATTCTTTGCAAGTTTCCAGTTTTCTACAAGGTTAAGACCTTCACCTGCGACAACATCGGCGCTTACAAGAGCAGTCGTGCTAATAGGTTGAGATATCTTTGGGTATGCCCATTGATAAAACTTATCTACTTGTTCTAGTCCAAGGTTAAGTGCAGTATCTAATTTTATTACTTCTGCTGGCTTAGTAACAGTACCAACTGCCGTAGAACCTATTTTACTAGAAAGATCAGCAAGCTCGGTTTTAGGTTTGTCTGCAATAGTGCTAAGATCCACATTATACCCAGAACGACCTACGGAACCTTGAGCAAGACCAGCGCCAAGAGAAAGACTTGTTTGCGGAGTAATACCAAGTGCGCTACCAACTGCATTACTAATTGCTTGTTTAATAGAATCCCAATAGTTAGGCACAGTTATGCCTCCCGTGTTAGGTAATCTATAAAGCCATCTCTATCATAATCTGATTCCCAAGGAATTTGTGCAAGCGAAAGTATGATGCCTGGGTGGTCATAACCTAGTGCATCAACAAACGCTGTAACATCTTTAACAAATTGCTTCACATATTCCCCTGTAATGCACGAACAAAAATCCTAAATGATTGTGGTGTATCTGGAGCTGATGCCATTGCATCAAGTGCAGGAAGATACTTTGCAATTATATCTGCTTCACCTTGTTGACTCTGATTCATCATCAAAGCATCTGATCCTGGGCCAGCGCCCATATTGATACCTGAAGTAATTGGGCTGTCTGGTCGTTCAGTTGCTGCAAACAATTCTGTTACTGGTCCCTGTGATGCTGCTTCACGAATATCTGAACCACGAGCACCACGTACATCAGCGGTCTTAGCAAGCGGAGCACCTGACTTAATAGCCTGCGTCTCAACGCCTTCACCGTAACCTGTAGAACCCATTTGTAAATTATCGGTACGTGTAGAGAACTTACCTGGGCCTGCTGGTCCAGCCAGTGGATTCATCATACTCACTGTTTGTCCTCCTCTAATTTTTCTAAATCTGCTGTCATATCTTCCCAAGCCCTATTGGTTTGAGTAAGACGATTTGATTGGTAAATTGATAATTCCATTAGTTCACCTGTTAACGTTTCAACAGATGATGCTATGTTGTGTAAGAAACCTATACCCACAACTACAAAATCAAGAAAGCGCACTGGACGAGAAATATGATTATCCTTCATCGTCCAGTGCTCCCTCTGTTAAAAGTTATTATCCTTTTTTGACTTTGTTTCCCTTGCGACCTGCTGGCATCATTGATGGAACTACCTTGCCACCTTTTGGCTTAGATGTGTCCTTCTTGCCTTCGACGGCCTTTGACATTGGCGCTGCTGCGCGAGATCCCTTGTTCATATTTACACCTCCTCTGCTTAAGCTGCGCCGGTGATACCAGCGAGTAGTTGGGCTATATCGGGTCTTTGACCAGCAGCAGGGGCCATACCACCTTGTTCTTGTGGAGGTTGCGCTGAGGCTGGGGCGGGGGCCGCACCTGCTGCTGGAAGCTGTTGCTCCATACCTGGTGCCATTGGAGGCATCGCTGGGGTTGGAGGTGGTTCTGGTGCAAATGCTTTTTCGATTGTGCTCTCTAACGATTGGCCCTTTTGCCGACCTTGGATAACAGACGCAATGCGGGTGATAATCTGACTAGGGTCTTGGCCTTGCGCTGTAAGGGCCGGAATGGCTTGAGCATACTGAGCAACAGCCACGCGCAAAGAATCGCGCATTTCTTCGATATCAACACGTTGTTCCTCCTGCGTAACATTCAAGTCCATAGGAATCTCACGACGTACATAGTCACGAGATACGAGCTTGTCTGAGCGCATTTGTAGTAATGCAATGATGGCACGGTTTGGGTCCATACCAGACATAATTCCGTAGCGTACATCTACGCCGTACTCACCCTTGATGTCACGAGATGGTGTGTACTTTAGAACGTAAGGTGTTCCATCATCTGTTCCCTTGATGGTCTTTGGAATACCACCAAAGATTTTCTCGTCTGCTTCAAAGCAAACTGATATAAGTTCTTGGAACATACGAGCAAACTGTGCTTGTGCTGCCTTGATCTGTGTATCAAAGCCAGCCTGTAGTGCTTGCACACCACGGCCTGTTACAACTGATGCGTCGATGTTACCTGAGCGAGACTCAGGGTAACGAGCACCTAGACGTAGTTCACGCTCTAGCACACCAGATTCTGTAAAGACTCCAGGTGGTAGTTCTAGTGGAACACGACGAATACCTTGTGGGTTAGCAGAACGCATAATTGAATCTGGACCAAGTGCCAACTCTTGCACATCCTGTGGGATAGCAATAGGTGCTTGGATAGACTTTTCTGCTGCTTGGATCTGCAATACTGCAAAGCGAGCACGAGCTAACTGTACAGATAGAACATCATCAAACTGTCCACGTGCTTCACCATCAAGTGAAGAACGCATAACGACAGATGCCATTGCCTTACCTAAGATGTTAGGCGTGCGTGATAGAACAAGGTTCTTACGCTCTGGTAAATAGAGCAAGTCCTGGTCCTTATCGTGGTACTTGACCATTGAGATATAAGGAGAAGAAAGAGCGTACTGGTTCTTACCTAGAATCAAATCGTAATACTCTGGGTATTGTGCCGCTAGTGTTTCTGCATCGGTAACGATAACCTGAGTAACAGATAGAACGCGACCATAACGATCTAATTCTGGGTAAGTACCAAATGGGTTGAGCATACGGATACGAGGGTTGTTATCCTCAAAGTCCATCTCAACCATACCAATACCAAGACCGTAGGTGTTATACCAGTCTGCGGCTGTGTACATCTGCAGTTGTAGGTCTGAGTTTGTTACATAGAAGTTTGCAATACGAGTTCTAGTATCTGCAGCCTTGCGTGCTGCATCGGAAACCATATTAGTTGCTGAGCAGTTAAACGATGGCAGTGGTGCCATCGCTTCTGCCAAGTCACGTGCTGCTACGTCAATGAAGTTTGCAACTAGAGGCTTTGGATACTCCTCTGAAAACATTGCAGGGTATACCTTAGAGATATCTCCCTGACGCACTGAGAGCACATCACGCATACGTTGATCTCGCGCTGATGAGCGAGTACGTAAGCGTGCGAGCTTAGCGTCAACTTCTTTGACTGATAACAATGTGGGG